CCTAAGGGGGGTCTTGGAGGCAGCGATGCTTCTTCGTTTCGAAACGACTCATGATGTAAACTGCAGATTAATTCTGATACTTCGGAGGTGATATGGTTAAACGTGTTCGTCGGCCGCCCCCACCTTGGTGGAGGCGTATTCGACGTCGTCGTCCCGATAACTTGTGGGAAGTTCTTCCTCCATCTACGCGTCCTCCTCGTAAGAGAAAGAAGCGCAAGAAGAGAAAAAAGAAAATTCGCCACGTTAAGTTTCGGCCATATCGTTTCCGTGAACGCTTGACCCATCTTGTTGAGCCTCGTCTCGTTGGCACGCATTGGCAGAAGTGGCAGGGTGACCTATTGGGCACTCAGCCAGCTTATGTCTATCCGCGTAACGATTGGGACATCTCGAGAGGTGAACGATGCTTTGACCAGCTACATATGCCTGGTCCTCCGTATCGCGCAGGCGGTCCTTTTAGGAAAGTATCAGCAACGTGTCCTTGGTATGAAGTACAAGGCTTGTGCGAGGTAGATGATTGGGGCCCTTTTGGGGTTACCAACTACTACCAAGGCGGGTTTGTACCTACTTCTTTTGGTCCAGGTCAACTATCCATGTCCGAATTAAAGGATATGGCGTTGTCTGGTCCTTATGGAAAAGATTACCAAGATCCATCTGCATACGGCGCCTCGGCTTATAGACAATATAAACCGAAATTACAAGGAGTGGACCTTCCCGTCGCACTTGTAGAAACCTACAAGGACGGCGCAGAAATGCTGAGAAAATCAGCAGAGGGCTTCCATGATATATGGAAAGGCCTCGGCGGTTCTCCGACCCATTTTGGGCCTAAGAAAGCCGCTGACCACTTCCTCAACCATACTTTTGGTTGGGTCCCCTTTGTTAACGATGTCTTACAGACACGTAACGCTTATGTTAATCAAGATAAAGCCTTAAAACAGCTTGCTCGTGATAACGGTAAGTGGATCAAACGGGGAGGCGACGTTGTTAGAGAACAGACAACCATTGATACCTTTACCGATCATTGGGTGCATGGACCTTACGTCTATCCACCTCTTGACGGTCATTTGTATCGGTTGGTGTGGAATCCGGTATCTGGTATTAACCAATTTGGCCTGACTACGTTCTCGACGCAAGTCGATGAGCGTATTTGGTTTAAGGGTTCGTTCCAATACTACATTCCATCATTAAGGAATGAACTGTGGTGGAAAGACTCGAAATCAAAGAGTCAGTACCTCCACACTTTCAACGTACTCCGTTATTACGGAGTTCGTATTTCCCCAACAATTCTCTGGAAAATAACACCATGGTCCTGGTTAGTAGACTGGTTTACCAATGCTGGGAGTGTCATAGACAATCTTAGCGATGGTATCCAGGATAACCTAATAGCCAGGTATGCTTATCTCATGTCACATGTGAAAACACATGCGGTCAATGACAGTAGGATATACCTACGTAATCAGACTGTTCACTGCCGATGGACTCAAGAAATTGAGTCGAAAAGGCGTGATGAGGTAAGTCGTTTCGGTCTCGGCTCGTCTAACAGCGAATTGTCTGTTAAACAGTTAGCGATCCTAACCGCTCTGGGATTATCCCGAGGCGGAAATCCATAGGATCTGGCCAGAGCCCTCTGTCGCTTTTGCGGGAGTATACGGATTGGCATCCGTTGTTCCGGCTGCTGGATAACGCCCAAAACCTCAGTTTCAGGAGGTCACCCATGTTCAGCGACCCTATTGTCGTTGTTCTTTCTACAGTATCCCATAATCTTGCACGTGTGCAAGATGATGGCCTCAAGTCAGTTTATAACAATCCTGATCGTACCTTAATTGGTACGATTTCTCATCAGCCCGCTAAAGGGCGTGTGAGAAGGATGTTCCGTCTCGACCAAACAAAGGTCGCGGCGGACCCTCTTACGAGTGTGAATAAATCTGTTACTTGCGGCGTTTACTTCGTGTTGGATGTACCCGATTTCGGGTTTTCCGTCGCGAATGTAGAGGATCTTTTGGACGCTTTAGTGTCCTTGATGGTCGATGCGACCACTGCTAAGATGTTAGCGGATGAGCATTAAGGAGTGATATGACTGAAAACGATATAGAATTCGTGATCACCATACTACGCTTTGTGCTTTTACGATTTCTGGTTAAACAACCAGGAATCACACCAAAGGCTCAGTTTTTCTCAATTAAATTTGAGGATGCTGAAACCAATGATGCTGCTACTTTCTATAAGAAAGAAGCCTAACATCTTTTGAAACAAGACAAGAGCTCCCTTAATGGGAGAGGGTTCTTGACGTGGCTGGATACCGACCCCCAAGTATGGAGGCAGTATGAAAATCCACGTAAGAGACCAATTGAAGCTGGCAGAGCTCATCTATGATGATGCTACTGCCAAGTGCATCGCTGCTAATCCCTTTCGCAAATTTGATCTTAAAACGATCAATTTGCGTGTCGAAAAGGAGGGATTGTCTTTTTTGACAATCACTCTACCCGCGTTCAATAAGGACTTCGAAAGAAGCCTTGAACAAGGGTTTATTGAACTTAGTCACTCATTCATGGCCTTCTCGAAGGCTCGAATGTTTAGTGCGTTAATCCCCTCATTTTTGAGAGGTATAACGGTTCAACTTTTCGATAAGGATACAGGTCGGTTATTAGACGATGTCCGTAACAACCCTATGAGGTATTCGACTTATGTTGAAGCGATTAGACAAATCTGTCTATCGTTCAAAAAGATCGAAATCCCATGTACTTCCTTGCGGACGTACAAGGCTGTGTCGAACTTCGTCACAACGGAGCAAGACCTTTCGAGCTTCAAGGTTCCTGACGCAGAGGTACTCTATTTTAGAGAAACTTCTCGCCAGATTTGGGATCCTATTGTTTCCAATATTATATTGGAGACTTTGGAACCCAAGCATGGACCTGGACAAACTGCTGAGCATATTTCTGGTAATCAGAAATATAATTGGCAGTTCTGGTATGAACGGTTAGACACCTTCTTTCCTTCCCTGCCTAACGGATATTCTATATCCGCGGCTGGGGAGGGAGAATGGGATCAACTCCAGTTCATATCACCAGAACATGAAGTGGCCTGTAAGGTCACTCCTGTTCCGAAGACTCAAAAAGGCCCCCGGATCATCGCTATGGAGCCCTGCTGTATGCAATATGCGCAGCAAGCAGTCCGAGCCGCTCTTTATGAGCGAATCGAATTGGGCGATTTAGTTCGTGGTCATGTGAATTTCACTGACCAAACGATAAATCAACGTCTCGCGATGAAGTCGTCGCTTGATAGGTCAATGGCAACATTAGACCTATCTGATGCAAGTGATCGTGTTTATCACGAACTTGCTATCAGCATGTTTGATTCACATCCCGATCTTCGGGACTTGATTTCAGCATGCAGATCGACGCATGCACTTTTACCAGGTGGTCAAAAAGTTGGCCCCTTGGTTAAATTTGCATCTATGGGTAATGCTCTCTGTTTCCCGGTAGAGGCGATGTATTTCTACACGATATGTGTAGCGTCTCTATTGATGGTTACAGGCAGACCTGTGAACCGAGCAAACGTCTTGGACGCTTGCTCAATGGTTTATGTTTACGGAGACGATATTATCGTTCCCCGTGAATACGCGATTTCGATTCGTGATTCCCTACAAAAATACAATTGTAAGGTGAATTTCGACAAGTCCTTCTGGAGTGGAAACTTCAGGGAATCTTGCGGAGTAGATGCATTCGGAGGTATGGAGGTTACACCTACATACATCCGTAGCTTACTACCTACGAATCGGCGTCAAGCTCAGGAGATCATCTCTATAGTCGCTTCTGCCAATCTTTTTTATAAGAAAGGCTATTGGCGTACTAGTTTCTATCTTTTTGAAAGGATAGAAAAGATACTAGGGCCTCTGCCCTATGTTTCTGAGACTAGTCCTGTTCTTGGACGTAACTCTTTCCTGGGCTACCGATCCTTTGGTCGTTGGAATGTAAAATTTCAGCGACGCGAAGTTTCCGGTTGGACCCCGGTCTCAGTCTACCGTACTGATAGATTGACGGGTTACGCCGCGCTCACAAAGTGTTTCCTATCAGAAAAGTCCGATATATTTGGATTTACTGAACGGGATCCGCTTCATTTGGAGCGTTCCGCACGGCCCGGCGCCGTAACACTACAACGCCGGTGGGTGGACGCCTACTTATAGGTGTCCCGAGGGTTTAATAAACCCTCAAGGGGAGACGAACCGCAGTGGCGCGGAGGAAGAAGGGCAGGAAGGGTATGTCCCTTTCTGTTTACCTTTTCCCTCTGG